TGTCTCTTATACCCTGCCATTGCTATAATGTATTTATCTCCATCTGAAAGAGGATCGAAGTGTAATGTCCGCTCTTGTGTTTGGAATGTCATATTCTTAATGCGGTTCTTGGACTTGGCCATTTTTAGTTCCTTTCGCTGGTTATGTTGGGGTATAAGGGTTTTTGAAATGGACTTCTCCTTTATGCTAGCCGATGTTATTCCAGTTTTGAATGTAAGTACCTTTTGATTTATCTGATGTTGGTTCGTGATTTTCTGAAGGTTCAATAATAGGTTCAGACAAATTATCCTTACATAAATTCATTGATATTGTGTGCTCGCCACTTAACAATCCCGCGCCGCAAATAAAATCGTGACGTAACTTTTTAATCAAGAAATTTCCTTTATATAGATTATCAAACTCTTCGTTTTTTGATGTTTTATATGTAGCAGTATATGGTATATTACATTCTACGATATCACCAACCCCTAGTAGAGTATTACCTAAAACGTCTATATTTACCTGTAGACCTGTTTCTAGCATGCCAAGCTGTGAATTGCGTTGTTGCACTGTTTTGTGAGGTGTATTTGAAGTGTAAGGTGTATTATAATATTCGTCTTGAACACTGGAGTCGATATATTTCCCTGTGGTAGGCACTAGAAACTGCCTTGATGGGAATGAGGATATGTCTTTTCCATCGGGTGTAAGTGACAACGAATTAGCCAATGGGTAAGACTTATCCTTTCCGTTAGTGCTGATTGCATTAATATGTCTCTCTTTATCAAAACTGTTAATATAGTTATATGTGTGTGTTTGATGACTTTTAGACATGATGTCATGGACAATCATTTCTGATGAATATATTCCTACGGTATAATTATATATAATATCAGGAGTTGATGTAATCTTCCAAAATTCAATATTTGATATATTTTTTAGGATATCAATAGAACCACTTTCCGTATACTTAGTACCAGCAAGTGAGTGTGAATATTTTAATTTGGGTTTGCTGTTATAAAGGTGCCCAAGAGTTCTATAATTAAATCCGTGGCAAGTTTCAAAAAACAGATAGGTAGGATCAGAATATTTCTGAGATACTGCATTGGCCATTGCCATATTAATTACTCCGTGTGGTGTAATGTTTGGTGCAATAATTTTTTTCGTTTCAGCACTAGGTTCAATATTTAATCTCTTTTTACTATCCAAGTCTTTTCTTAGCATCTCTTGAACAATATCTGAATAGCTTCCCACCAAATTTCTTCTTACTTTCGTCCTTTGATTAACTACAAATTCCCTAGAAACGAATCTCAAAACTGTTGCTTGAACTCCCTTACCAGTATCCACCCTCATATCAATAGAAGTTACCATTAAAGCATTTTCCGAAAAATCAATAATACTTTCTGCACCAGTAAGTGATGGAGTCTTGATTTTAAGTTTCAGATATTCCTGGCCTATGATAGGGCCCAATGATCCAAGATTCATTGCATCTTGAATCACCATACTACCCACTAATGAATACTGATATATATCCTCAAAAATTGCTATGGATAATACTGATCCTGCTGTCAATTTAATAGGTGTCCCCGTTGACAATATTAGAGTAGCTTCAACCAGTTCAAATTCACCACCTTTATACGGATTAGCCATTCAATTAATCCTCTGTATCAGAAACTAAATTTGTAAATTCCTCAACGAACTGCTCTAGATATGATGAATCTAGGAGTCGTATCTTTCTAATTTCATCCTGTTTTGATTCTTCGTATTCTCTATTTGTAATCAATACTGCATCAGAGATTGTATCACCATCAGCATCCACATTACTAAGACCAATATTAATCTTTACATCGGTGTCACCTGATGCCTGATTAATCTCGTAGTGGTGTGTCGCATCAACATTGTCGTAAGTATCTTCTAAGTGTGCGAAAAACTGCCGGTTGTTCATTGGCCACTGATGATACCTGTCAGTGATATTATTGACCAACAGAACAATCCAGTGATACTCTGCATCACCATATAGTTTATGAGCAATCATCTCAGGTGTCTCGCCATTTCTAACGTCATATGTATCAAAGAGAGATGATACTGCTTTTGCTTTGTTGTGCAATGCTACTCTTTTAAGCAGGTGTGTTACAACCTTGTAATCATCATTACCAACAGAATCATATATGATAAGAGGAAATTGTGAAAAATACATATTAGTACCCGTCCTGTATCTTTTGTTTATCCATAATTTCTATTTCTCTGAAGGATAACTTCATGGTAACTTTGGTTGGTGGAGCTCCCTCACCAATTCGGCGCCCTTGTTTTGTCTTTGGATTGAATGTTTGAAATTTATCACCACCATAAGTAACATCCACACTTTCTAGAAAACATTTACCTATTTTATGAAGATAAGAGTTTTGTGTATCCATGTGCATGTATGCAATACCAAATATGTCTGGAAAGGTCATTTCTCTAGTTGTTTTCTGTAATTTAAATTCTGGTGTCATCCCTAATTTAAATGTCTTAATTATATCATCTACAGTGTCAGATTCAGTATCACTTTTAGGCATAAATGTGAAATCAAAGGAGAATTTCCTCCTACTAATACCTTTAAACATAACTTCAATTCTAGGAACAATAATGCTCCCCCGTTCAAGAGCAGCTAAATCCTGAGTGCCCGGGAGCAGCCTGTCGAGAACGCCCAATCCGGCGTGCATAATCATCGGCGCCGAATCCGCTCCAGCATTCTGGAACGCCTGCGACATGCTCGCTCCACTTTGAATTTGCTTGAGAAAAGAATGTATTACTTCTGTCACTGCACCAATTGTAGAATCTGCATAATCCATATTGTAACTCGCATTAACAGTAGCAGGCATATACAAACCAATCGTTGTTTTACTTTCTGTGAGAGTCTGACTCTTTAAGATAAGAGATTGAGCACCCTGTGAGGATTCTAATAAATTTTTTGTAAATTCTATTGTTCTTGCAGTAGCTGTTTTTTCTGTGTCAATTACTTGCACGCCCGTAGTAATGTCCTTCATTATGGTCTTCCCAGAGGCTTTGAACTTGCCAGGTGTAACCTTGAACAAAGTGAATAGAATATAATTTGCTGCACGAACATTAGTTGATATATCACTTGGATATAAGAGGATGTTAGGATTTGTGGGTTTGTTTGGGGTGGGTGCTGGATATCTTTCTTTACCGCTACCTCTACTACTGTTACCTAAGACAGAGTTTACAAATTTTGCTGCCTGGCCAGTTGCTATGTTTACGAAACCATCTCTTAATGCCATGTCTAAATATCCTTATATACTCTAGTGGAACTATTTATAACACATGTCATACAAAGGTCGATACACACCAACCAAACCCCAAAAATATAAGGGTGATTCACGAAACATAGTTTATCGTTCTCTCTGGGAACGTAAGTTTATGGTGTATTGTGATACCAGCAGCGCCGTTATTGAATGGGGTAGTGAAGAGATCATTATACCCTATTTATCACCCAAGGATGGTCGCTTTCACAGATATTTCCCAGATTTCTATATTAAAGTTAAGCAAGCTGATGGAACTATTAAGAAGATGATTATTGAGGTCAAACCCAAGGTGCAGTGCAAACCACCCAAGGAACCCAAGAGGAAAAATAGACGGTGGATGAATGCGGTTATGACATACGGTGTAAATGATGCTAAATGGAGATATGCGACTGATTGGTGTGCAAATAACGGCATGGAGTTTAAAATATTAACTGAAGATCATCTAGGAATATCTTATAAATAGTATTATGGCAAGAGCTCCCAGTAAGTATATGCAAGCAGTTAAGGATGAGGCGAAAGGTCGCCCAAAGTCAACTGCATGGTATAGAGAAAAGATTAAAGAGTTTGGTACACCAAGTTCATTAGACCTCTTACGAGATGGTAAGCGGAATAATAAACCATTCTATGGTAAGCTTAATATGTTTATGTATAGTCCAAAATTTAAATCAACTCTGCCATACTATGATACCTTCCCTTTGGTGCTACCATTAGAGATGTATTCAGACGGGTTTCTTGGTATCAACTTCCATTACCTACCCATTCCATTGAGAATGAAGTTGCTTGATAAGTTAGTGGATTATTCTAATAATACCGCATTTGATGAGTCAACAAGACTTATAGTTGATTATAGTAAATTGAAAAGTTTACGCATTATCAAACCAACCCTACACAGATACCTTGCTGGATACACTAAGTCACAGTTTCGCAGAATTGATGCAGATGAATTTACAATCGCAACGCTCCTACCTGTGCAAAGATTTAAGAAAGCAGGTGAATCAGCTGTGTGGAAAGATTCAAGGGCAATGATCTAATGGCAGTAAATCCTTTATTCTCAGAAGCAACAGCATTTGGTGTTCTTAACAACTTCCTATCTGAATTCCATAATGACAACGGCTATGCCCTACCTAGTCGTTATGAGGTTATTATAACCCCCCCACCTAAGCACCCAAACCCAAACGCTGCGAAGAAAGTAGATATGCGGGTTGAGGCATTAGATATGCCGGGTAGAGCACTCAACACTTCACCAGATTCTAATATGTACGGTATTGCACCAGAAATTGTTGATGGAATTACATTTGCCGGGCAAATATCTTTAACCATACAAACAAGTAGTGATCTAGAAGAAAGAGTATTCTTTGAGTCATGGCAAGAACTGGCATGGGATAGGTCAACGTGGAATGTTGGTTACTACAAGGATTATATTGGTACAATGGATATCTATGTTTTAGATATTAATAATAATAGACGTTATGGAGTTAGAATATTTGAGTGTTTTCCTAAAGAAGTTGGGCCAATACCTCTGGATTACGCTAAAGCAGCAGAAATTATCAAAACACCAGTAACTATGGAATATAAGTATTGGGAGACACTTAATATTAACAATCAACCACCTAGCCTTTTAGACAAGGTTTTTGATACAGTGATTACAGGTGCAGAGAGATCAATTAATGCGAACATACCAAAGGTGTTGAGCAGATTATTATAAAGGATGAATAAATTATGGCATTACCTAAACTAAAAACACCAGAATACATACTAACACTACCATCAACACAGGAGGAAATTAAATTTAGACCATTCTTGGTTAAAGAACAAAAAATCCTGATGATTGCTCAAGAATCAGGAGATGAAAGACAAATTGCTGATGCTATGACTAAACTAGTATCTGGATGTACATTTGATGTTGTTGATGCAAATGTTAATCCAATGTATGATATTGAATATGTTTTTCTACAATTACGGGCGAAGTCTGTTGGTTCAAAGGTAAAATTAAAACTTCTATGCCCAGACGATAAAGAAACTTATGCCGAGGTTGAAATTAATTTAGAAGATATTGGTGTGCAGATGAGTGTAGAACATTCTGCCGTTATTGATTTGACAGATGATATTAAGATTAACTTTAGATATCCTATACTCAAAGACATTGAAGGTATGAGTGGAGGCACTAATGAAATTAATAAAATGTTTCATTTAGTTGATAAATGTATTGTGAGTGTTGAAAGCGGTGATGAAACAACACATAGAATTGATATGACAAACGAGGAAATTGAGGAGTTTATTGATTCATTCAATACAAAACAGTTACAAGATATTATGAAATTTTTTGAAACAATGCCAAAGGTTCGGCATGTGGTAGATGTGGTAAACCCTAAAACGAAAGTAAAAGGCGAAGTACTACTGGAGGGGTTAGAAAGTTTTTTGGGATAGCGCTGTCACATGACAGCATAGGAAATTACTATAAAACAAATTTTTCTATGATGCAACATCATAAATATAGTTTGACCGAATTAGAAAATATGATGCCTTGGGAACGAGAGATATATATTGGTTTGTTGATAAATTATTTGGAAGAAGAAAAAGCAGAACATGACAAACAAGAGAGAAAAAGTAGGAGTTAATCAAATGGCTGAAGAAGAAATCAAAGCATCAGGTTACCATCCTGCCGATACAAATGGTGACGGTAAGGTTAGTCCTAACGAACAAGAGATGCATCTTGAGTTCAAACGCAGAGAACTTGAGGAT